CTTCCTTGGCGTTTACGTTTTCTATCTGTACATCCGGGAAAATATCCCGCCAACGATATTCCGCAATCTGTCCAGGCTTCAGACCTACACCAATGATATTGCAGATCACATCATAGACCATGCGGGTAACATGCCCCGAATGGGAAGAAAACAGATTGCACAGATCAGGATTCCAACCTATCCATCCGGAAAGAAACATCTCCGCCAGAGTCGTCTTGCCTATACCTGGCGGGCAGGATATAGACAAAATGTCAATCTCATCGTCAATGAGCTGCTGCAGAGCCTGCACAATGCCATGCTTGCGAAGTTGTTCACGCCGTGGCAAGTAAAAACGCTCCTCCGGATCTCGGTCGCGTTCCAGATAAATCAAGTAAGAGTCCAAATCTCGATTCTGTGCCAGGAACAACATGGCTTTCCAGTACAGGTCTACAAACCTGGACACTTCTGTCTTGCCCCTGGTGCCGGCCGCTGCAGTCTTTTTGACGAACTGCGCTTCATCCTTCGCTAGTTCGATATCCTCATCTTTTACCGCCAGAACCATATCCATAAGCATAGAGAGGTTATCGTATTGGGATAAGTCTCGCTTATGTAGAGCCCGGATAATCTGTAGGTGTTTCTTTAAATCAGACATTTATCCACTTCCTTTAACTGTTGCAGGTTAGCGGCTATCTCTGATTGATAGCCGGTGTGATTTTATCTATGCTCCAAATTCAAGGCCAAATCCCGCTTTTCTATAAAGTCCCTTTTCCATTTGACGCTTCACTTCTTCCAAATCTATTGTTATTGTGGTGTTCTCGGAAACCTTGACATCCCGATAATCGTGTTTTACTAATACTTCTGCGCCCAAAGGTTGCGTTGTATCCTGTACTGCGGGTTCAGATATGCAAGTGCCTCCATTCTCTTGTTATCACACTTACAAACAAATGGACATTCACGGCACTTCGGCGATAGTCTACTAAGTCTCATTCTTCTCACTCCTCACCCACAAACTCACCGGAGGTTGACCTCCAATCACCGCCAGATAAATAGCCGGACGCTTTCCATCCTTAATCTGCTTCAAAATTTCCACGCAATCCTCATCTGATAACTCCCACAAGGAAATCATCTCATCTGCATGAAACTGTTCGTTATACTGCCTGCAGGCCGGAAGGTCATCGCATCCATCTGCTACAAATACGGAATTTTGTTCTGTAAATTCTATTGGGTTCATTTTTTATTCCTCATATTCTCGGAAATTCTTTTACACTTATAAGCGTTTATGCACTTAATCGTGGTTGTATATGAGCGTGCTCTGTCTCCAAGCGTAGTAATATCTACCTTCTCTATATCGGGTTCAAAATAGCTACAAAAAGAACAATAATCATCTAATTCTAAATAAAATCCCTCTGCCATGTTTATTCCTCCTCTGCATTTTTGCAATACACCAACAAATGCTCCGCTATCTGGAGTAAATCGTCATTGGAATACCTATCATCTTCATATTTATCTGGACAATTAAATGCCTTTTGAATAGAATTTGCTTTACGTGTTACAGTTGACTTTATAAGCATTGCGGCAACCTCTATAGGTTCAAGCGGTAACTCCTGCTTATTCAGCTGCAATTCTGCTAACTCAGCTTTTAGGCTATCAATATGGGCCTGCATTTCGGAAATCTGCTTATCTTTCTCATTCTTTGCGTCCTCAAAAGCCTTTTTATACTTCTCTATTTCACCAAATGTCTTATATATTGCATCATTAAATTGACGTTCCTCAATGTAACAATCCGATTTAAAACACTTAACCGGAATCCGCAATGAAAAACCTTCATATTTTATTTCCTTAAAGTATTCTTGCATACCGCACCTACTTTCTACTCTAATTCGACTTTCCTTCCGTTACTATACCAAATAATGTCATATGTACTTTCCGGTAAATTTGCTATTTAGTTATCAGTGGATTAAGGTGGACTCGAACCACCAGAACCCGAAGGCACCTGATTTACAGTCAGGCCCGCTCCCAATTACGGTATATTCATCCAAATGGGGTATAGGCCCCATAGCAGCAATATTTATCGCGGCGTGCGTTCCACTATTGGGTTGTTTTTTGCTTCTGTTTTCCCACACCTGCAGTTGTTTTTATCGTGGTAGCTCCGACACTATGGTGTTTTCTCGGAAACCGATAAAGATTAAATAACGTCCTTACACCCAACTTTTAACGTGCATATGGCCTTCTCATGCCATCCCATGGTATATGCAAGGCCAGGCTCAGTTTAATCGCTCTGGCAAGCATGGAGTTTTCTGGTCCTACGGATCATGGGATACTCCCAACCAAAACGGCTGCAATATAAACTGCTCGTCAGCCTGCATCAGCTATTTGTAATAGATGACCGTTGCCATAAAGACATAGCCTACATCGTCTTACGCCACGTGGGCTTTCCAGGACTCGAACCTGGGACCGACCGGTTATGAGCCGGTTGCTCTGACCAACTGAGCTAAAAGCCCAAAAGCAGGTGGGACAGTGCAAGTTCACCTGCTCCGCAGATCATTCTGTTAGCCATAACTGAGTTTATCATCTATAATGTATCACTTTTGGCCTTACCCCACAGAATTTCTGCTACCGTTAGCTGGTTTGCTGTAATGGTTTTGAGGGGAAATACGGCACAACAGCCATTACTCTGAGTGCCGAACCCATCCGGCGCTGTTGACACGCCTTTATTCAGCCACTTCAGGCTAGATGGGGAAGGAGGTTTTCTAAAAATTAGAAACCGAGCTGGGCTAGCTGGATTTGAACCAGCGCATACAGCAGTCAAAGTGCTGTGCCTTACCACTTGGCGATAGCCCAATCAATTCACATTGCACACTCACTCTGGATGCAATGAATTGTCGCATGTAAAAGACCAGCCTACTTTTGTAAGCAACGACAATGCCTTCTTTATGAACACAACCACCTCTGCCATTGGATCTATCATTTCCCAACATAGTCCGAAGTGGAGGATTCCGAATGTAAATACCAGCATATTTTCTCCTGTATTTTATTCCAGCCATTTATTGTCAATGGCATAAAATCCAACAACTGCCGCAACCATAAAAATCACCCAAAATATCCAAAACACATATATCCATGCATTAGATGTGCACTGTTTTATGGTTTCATCTATGTTCATACTCTCATAAAATTTGCTTGATTCTGAAATAGTACCATTTCTCAGTTCCGTATAAACTGTACCAGTGTACTTAGTAGCGCTCCCATAAAATTTGTACCGGACTGTATGTGATTCATATACTGTGTCTATGTAATCTTGAGTTGGTATATTGAATTTTGAAAAGTCAAATTCACTTCCCATGAATTGCAATTTCTCCGAATGCTTTTCTTCCTCTCCAACATAATCCCAGCTATAATACACTTCAGTACGTGTATGGCTCCGTCCCTTAGAATCTGTTGTTGTCACCACTCTGGTATGCATTGTATACCTTTCAGTGACTTTTCTCAGGCTCATAAATTCTCCCTGGATATCTGGATAGGAAACCGTATCAACAGCCTCTAAAACGCCATATACAAAGGCATTTCCCACATTGGTTTGCATATTAAACTGGAATATATCCGGTTCCGTAATCTGCACCGCACTATAATATTCTGCGTTTTTGTCATCTATGTGACTTTCGATTATCCCAGAAATCCACATTCCCACCAGAAACAATATTGCCACCATGGGAATACTCATCAAAATTTCTCGTCGGGTAATCCGAAAGTTATTCATCGAATAACCCCTGCGGCGCCGTAACCGGTGCATCAAATTCTAATCTTTCATAGGTCATTACCTCATATCCTGCTTTATCCAAAAACATTCTTGCCGGAAAACCTTTTACATAGCGATTATATTTTTCAACAGTGTTATTATAGTTGATTCTTGATTGAGAAATTTCATTTTCCAGCGTTGTCAGATTCCTCATGAGTTCCTTATAATTTTCATTGGATTTTAACTCAGGATATGCTTCACTTACCGCCGAGATTGATGTTGTAACATTCTCAATGTCTCCAGTAGAGCCACGTCCTTCCACAATGGCAGCCAGAGTATCTGCTTCATGTTTATCGTACTGTTTCACACAATCAGCCAAATTATATACCAGATCCACACGCTTCTTTTCCTGGGCTTTTATATTATACATGGCAGATTGAACTTTCTCATCTAACCGTATTGCCTTATTTCGTGAGTGCTGAACTACAAACACTCCAAGAAGCCCAACCGCCAGTACAATAACTACACCTATTACCGCTACTTTCCATTTGTTTTTCTTCTCTGCCATCTCCATACTCCTTCTTTACCCCAAAATAGCTACCATATTTGCTAACGGTAATAAACTAAACACCAACAGTAGCCATTTTGTAGCTTCATCATCTTTCTTGACACCGGCCATAGTAATCAACGTCATAATCAAAAACAGCAAGAAATTAACCGCTGCCAATAAATACTTAAAAACCATCATAAACCCTGCTCCCCTCCTTCAATGCCAACTACTCTGTTTAAAATAGCCACCGCCAGATCACGCTCCTTCGTATAAGGCTTGGCTTCATTAATGGCAGATTCAATGCTGGAAACAAAACCATTGTAGATATCTTTGTCATTTATAATACTGGTCCGTAACACGGTTATTGCCTCCGTAAGCGGATTTACATTCGACATAGGGCATACCTCCTTTTTGTTTTCTGAGAAAATTTTTTGAGTAATGCTGGGAGCCTTTTTTATTTTTTCGCTGGTAAGAGGGGTAAGTAGGCCGCCGGACGTCTACCCATAGACCCCCTCCCGGGGGCCACTCACTGCTAACTATCCTCCCATTTCATGCCTTTTTCAACTGTTCGTGAAATCGCTATTTTGCGAACAGTTACGAGATGTTCCTATTATGCACTACATATGCAGTATTTTGCATTGCACGTTTGCCGCTATAGCAGTCCGCACATGCTGCTTGCTCCATATTATCTGACAACTATATCAAATTGTGTCTGAATTATCATCATCCACAGGTATGTCCTCCAGCACCTTCTGGGTGATTTCGTCTACTGTATGCTCCTGCCGCATGCTTGTATTCGGTGTCAGCACAATATCCTGCTGATCCTTCAGTCCATCATAGTTTTTCTGCCAGAAAATGAGGGTGACCGGATTTAGCTTGCCCTGGCTGCCAAGGAGCTCTCTATATGTGGCTAAAGCCTGCTTTGCTTTTTTAATGAGGTCTATGGTCGATGGCCTTAGTTTCCCGCTGTATCCGTTAATCGCATTGCTCACATCCTGTTTAGAAAGCCCCAGAGCAGCGTACAATCCTAGGTTTCCAGGGCGTAACTCACGGTCAATGCAATATTTGAAGTAACCATCTATTGCTGCGGCGACTGCTTCTGTGTCATTTAAATCCACCGTCGGGGCGTGAAACATATCAAGGGCATACTGGCAGAACAAAGCATTTTCTTCTCTGTTTTTTGGCTCCACGC